TAATTTGTTAAATTATCTAAACATCTCCATAACTCCTTTATATCTTCCTGATTTCTACTTTTCTCTTTTTCTTCTTTATCTTTATCTTCTTTATCTTCTTTCTCTTTTAATTTTTCTATTTTTTCCATTTTTATATTATTCTTTATTATCTTATCATATTGCTGTTTTGTCGGTATTATATACCATTCTAATAATCTTACTATCGCTATCCCTATTTTTGATATATTCTCTCTACTGTCATTATTTACATATCTATTATATGACTGTATATTTCTTATATCTAATATGTTCTTGTATTCTGTCGGCAAATCTATATTTATTGTATGACTATTTATTCCAAATTTTGTACCATATGGTCTAAATAATAATTCTATTAATACACACATTGTACCTATTGGATCTAATATTTGCTTTTTTGGATCATTAATTGAATTATCTGAATATAGCCACGCTTTCATGTATTCTAAATTTATTATATAAAATAAATAAAAATTTAATCTAATTATATATGATTAATTATATAATTCTTGATAATCAAAAATCTTTAGATATTCTTTACCAATTTATTAAAGATATTAATAATGTTAATACTAATTTATATCTTCCTAATCCTAATATTACTCTTAACATCTCTAATAATCATAATTTTAATTTAATTCTTCATTCTTGTGTTAATTCCGCTCATAATATCCTTATTAATAATTTTAATAATCATAATTTAGCTCTTCATAATATTCCTTGGAAATTTATTATTTTAAATTCTAATTGTTTCTTTAGTTATCCTACCACTATTCATGATATTATTATTCTTCCTGATAATAAATATCTTAATATTCCTAATAATTTAACTAAAACTTTAATTCACGAAAGATTACATATCTTTCAACGATTCAATTTAGATAATTGGAATAAATATATCCTTCTTAATACTAATTGGAAATATTTTTATATTAATAAACTTCCCCCACATTTTATCACTAATATTAATAAAATTAAAAATAATTATGTCTCTATCTATAATCCTGATGTTAATTATATTAATAATCTCATCTATCTTTATCATAATAATAATTATTATTTCGGTTATCATATATTCCATAATAATAAACTTAAATATAACTGGATTATGATCACTAATAACGATTTTATTGATTTAAATAATAATAATAATAATAATAATAATAATAATAATAATAATAATAATAATAAAAATTTACCAGAACACGAACATCCATTAGAGATATTAGCATATGATTATGCAGATTTTTTGTCTAAATTTATATAATTTATAATGAATAATAGAATTAATAATATAAAAATTATTATTATAAATAATTTAAATTCGCTAATAGGTTTAATTTTATTATTATTTTTATTAATTACATTTATTTTTTTGATAATATTATTTATTTCTTTATTATCATTCTCAAATTTTTCTAATAATATCAAATTTTTCATATATTATTATATCACATTTTTATTATTATCATTAAAATTATTAATATTATTATAATCATATATATCATATAATTTTCACTTTTTAATAATTTTATATTATTAAATCCCTCTTTTATCATCATCGGATATGTATTTTTTATATTTCCATATAATACTGGATATACTAAATTATATCCCCTTTCCGGTCTTATTACTTCTGTATATCTTGGTTCTATATAATATAAATTATTTTTATTATTATCTAACCATAATTTTCTTGTTTTAATTTTCTTTAATAGTTTTTCTATTAATTCTTTTTTTTTATTTTCATTATTTTCATTATTTTTCTTATTTTCCTTATTTTCATTATTTTCATTATTTTCTTTATTATTATTATTATCATTATTATTATTATTATTTAATTTTAAAATATAGGGATGTTGTGCAGAAATGTAATTTATATTCATAATAAAATATAAATATAAATTATTATTTTTTAATAATAATAAAAGCCAATAATATAAAAACAATTAATAAAATTATATAATTAGTAATATGATATGAAATATTATGGAAACCTTCATATAAACCGATATATTTTTTATCTGAAATATTTATTGATTTATCAACATTAAATATTTGATTTATATTAAAATCACAATCTTTTACTTTTAATTTATCTTTATCAAATTCTAAACATTTATATACATTATCATTTTTATCTAATGTTCTTATTGTATTTCTATATTTATCTATTAAAAATCTATAATTCTCTTTATCTTCACATTTTTCTAATAATATCTCATTATTTCTATTTATAAAACATTTCCCTTTATCCGGACTAAATATCTGCTGTTTTTCATTATTATATACAAAATTATCCATCATACTCTTACTACACTCTTTTTCCATCTTTATTTTGCCTTCAAGAACATCACTATTTATACATTTATCATTATTATATATATTATATAATCCATTTTCCATATTTACTTGTTTCTTTTTTATACTCGTTGATAATTTCTCATTTTTCTCTAATTCTTCTATCTTATTACTAAATAATTTACATACTTCCATCTTCTTATCATACGAATATGCTGTATATTTATCTTCTTGATTTGCTATTATTGCACAATCTATTTCTGTTACATCTTTTATTATATCTCCCTTTATATTTACTGAATTTTTTATTCCATAATTATTATAATTTATAAATTCCCCCTTTAATTCTTTTAATTCACTCGGCTTCTTATTTGTATTATAATATTTATTATTTAATACTACTCCCTCCTTTAATGGAGCCTCTAATCTCTCAAAATTATAACATAATTTATCTTTAACATCCTCCATATTTATCTTTTTTGATTTAGTTATATCATCCTTTTCTTCCTCTTTATTACATAAAAATTCTATATTCCCATTTTCTCCTGTATATCTACAATATATCTTACATTCATTATTTTTATCTCTATACCATCCCTGATGACCCGTCTTATATTCATCTATTTTTATTTTTTTTTCTTTATTTTCTTTATTATCACTATTCTCTTTTTTATTTTCTGATTTTGGTTGTAATATATTATTTATTAATGATACTATCTGATTTGCCATTTATTTATTATATAAATATTATATAATAAAAATTAAAAAAATTATATATTTAGTTCCATCATCAATCTTAATATTACTGTAAATACTAATGCGTGTATTAACATTCCTTCTTGTGTAGGACATCCATCACTATTAGATATTACTACTATATTATTTAATAATGAATTCACAAATTTATAAACCACCGGATTTACTACTATCAAAAATACTACTGTCGTATATAATGTATATCTCCATTTATCCCAATTAGTTGACATTTATTTATATAATACTATATATAAAAAAATTATTGTTATTACTATATATATCATTAATTTAAACTCATCTATTTTATTTTTATTTCCTGTCATATTTACTTCAAACTCCTCCTTTATCTTAAAACTCTCTATAATGTTTTTTAACTTACTCATTATATTATAATTATAAATAATATAATAAATTCAAAAATTTTTAATAACAATAATCTTTCAAAAAATTTTTATTTTTTTTTCTTTTATTATCTTATTTTATTCTCTTATTATTTTCGCTTTCTCATATCCATTAAATGGACATCCCGCCGCCATAGTATATGCTCCCATATTCTCAAATTTTAATATTATATCCTCCTCTCTTAACACATTTATATATTCTTCTGGTATATAATATTCTCCTATCTTATCCATACTATCACATGTCGGACCCCATATATTTATTCTTACATAATTCTCTTTCTTCTTATCATCTATTCTATATATTTCCTTATTCTTTTTCATATCATATATTATTATTTCAGGTGTATTATGATCATATATTACACAATTTAAATCTTGATATGTTCCATTTGTAATATATATATTTCCGGTTTTTGTATTGTAATCATATTTTACTGTATTTATTTTTGTATATAAATCAGCACAATTTTCTACAAAATATCTACCAGGCTCTGCTATAAAATTATATTTTTTATTAATATTTAACTTGTAAATTATATCTGTTATATTCTCTGATATTATATTTATCGGAAATTTATTATTAAATCCTCCTCCTATATCTATTATCTTCGGATTATATTTATACTTCTTTTCCGCTATATTTAACACATTATAACAATCTAAAATAGCATTCACATATTGGTAAGCTGATAAACAACCACTGCCAACATGAAAGGATACACCCCCAAAATTTATCTTACTATTTATCTTCCTTATCTTCTCTATCTCATATAATATATTCTCTACTTCATTTAATTTAGCTCCATATTTGGCACTAAATTTACATATACTATTACTATCATCTACCGCTAATCTTAATACTATATTAGCTCTCTCATTATTCTTATTTATTTTATATAATTCATCTATACAATCAAATGTATATAAATTCACACCATAAATCATAGATTTTTTGATGTGTTCAACCTCTTTACAAGGTTGTGCAAAAATTATCTCTTCTATATCATTTTTATTATTGTTATTATTGGTTTTATTATTAGTTTTATTATTGTTATTATTAGTTTTATTTAAAATATTTTTTATCATTTTTATTTCATTAATACTTGCACAATCAAAATTTTTTATTCCCCCTTCTATTAAATCTTTTATTATAAAATCTTTCGGATTACACTTTACAGCATAATATGGCACTATATCTATTTTATCATTTCTAAAATATTTATTCCATTCTAATATCTTCTCTTGTAATCTTTTTTTAGAATATATAAAAATACTTGATCCTCTTGTAATATGACGCTTGATTTCCTTCATAAAAATATAATTATATATATATTTTTTTTATTCTTATATTATTATTTATTATAATATTCACCCGCTGATTTTCTACATGTCGGACACTTATGTGAATGATTTATCAACCAATTATCTACACAATCTAAATGATATAAATGTTTACAATCTAATATTCTTACCTCATCTTCATCATTAAATTCATCTTGACATATCACACATTTATCTTCTTTTATTTCTGTTCTATCTATATTTTTATATATATCTTTTCTTATCTTATTAACATTTTTTTCACTCATTATTTGCTTTACATCCTGATTATTATTATTATTAATCATATTATTTAATAACTCCAATCTATAACCTCTCATTAATATTCTTTTTATTTCTTTCCTTAATATATTTAATACTAATTCTAAATTCTCACTAAATACATAATTTTCACCATTCATTGATATTCTTAATATTCCACTTATTAATTTTACTGGACTAAATAATGTTGTTCCGTTATTTAATACCGTTCTTATCGTATATCTTATGCTATTCTCTATATTATCTTCATACTGCAAATTCCTTAAATAACAATTCTCTATAAATATACCTAATTCCTTATTTTCTTCATATATTAAATTATATGCTCTTTCTATATAATCATTTAATCTATTATTTAATTCTACCATATTCATATGTGTTAACTCTATATTTACCTCTACTCCATTCACATATAATATCTCTTCTTCATCTTCTGATTCTTCTGCTTTTTCCTCTTCTTTTTTCTCTTCCTCTTCCTCCTCTTCCTCCTCTTCCTCCTCTTCTTCCTCCTCTTCTTGATTTTCTTCTTGATTTTCTTCTTGATTTTCTTCTTGATTTTTATTTTCTTGTTCTTCTTGTTGAAGTTGATTATTAAGATCGGTTAGGATGGATTGAATAAATTGGTAATAAAGATTATTATTATTATTATTATTCATTATACTAATATAATATAATATAATAATATTTAAAAATCAATTTTTTTTAATAATAAAAAAAGAGAAGAAACAATGATAAGAAATAGAATAAAATCTTTAATAAAATATAAAGTTATAAAGGCAATAATAAAAAGGACAAAATAAGTATTCATAAATATATAGATTAAATATAAAAAAATTTGATAATAATATAATAAATGGAAACAAACAAAATAAGAATAAATACTAAACCCTATATCCCTGATATTTATATTAATCAAAATTTTATAAAATCGAAAGACGAAATTACTTTAAATAATCCTATTATCGCTAATAAAACTATTTTTATTATTAATTTAGATATTAGTAGTTCTATTGTAGAAATTAATAAATATAAAAAATATAATGATCCCTTATATATGTTATATGGATTAATAGATACAAGTTTAAATTATTTACTACCTCCAATTAGATATTTTTATACAAATGAAACCTATAATAATAGACAAAAAATATATAAAATTATTGATTATTCTTATTCTAATAATAATAAATATACTGAATTATTAACAAATATTGGCTATAATAAACAAGATATTATAACATTACAAGATTTATCTAATAATTCTATTAATGATATATATAATGATAGATATTTATTTTATCAGAAAATATCAGTTTATGATACTTTAATTAATAGAAGTGATGAAATAATATTTATATTTTTTAAGAATGATAGTATAAATAGAGTAGATTATAATAAATATAATAATAATGTATTTTATGAAAATAGTTATTGGAATGTATTTATATATCCATATATAAAAGAAGGTGATATTGATAAATATAGCTATAATATTAATATATTACCAAAAATATTATTAGATAATAATAAAAATAGTAATAGTGCTATTATAAATATAAGATTTAAAAATTATGAATTAAATAATTTGGAAAAAAAAATTGATTATAAATATTTAGAAAAAGATAATAATATTAATAATTTAGATAAAACAATTAATAATGCTAATTATACAGTAAATGATGAAATTAAAGATATTTATA